CGATGGTCTCGCCATCGGCCGTGCGGATGAGCAAGAAGGCACCGCCGCCCAGGCCGGAGGAGAAAGGTTGGGTGACGCTCAGCGCGAAGGCGGTGGCGACTGCGGCGTCGATGGCGTTGCCGCCCTGTTCGAGAATGAGTTGGCCGGCGCGGGCGGCGTTGACCTGGGAGGTGACGACCATGCCCCGGTAGCCCTCGCGCGGGGTGTGGCTGGCCGCAAAGACGTGGGGGGCGAGCAACATGAGGAGCAGAATCGAGGCGAGAGCCGGTCTCAACGCGTATGGGCCCACCCGAAAGACTGAACAAATATCGCCAAACGGCCGATGAGAGTTAGAGCTAGCTGTCGGAGTTGCCCACTGCTGAGCGCGGGCGTAGGGCGTTAGAACGGTTTCGGGTGCGAGAGGGTGTTGAACCATGCGGCAAAAACTATCACACCTACCCGGGCTCACACCTAACCGGGCGTTGAACTGTGGTGGATGAACTGTGGTCGATGAACTGTGGTCGATGTGACGAAGTCGAAGGTAGGAAGGTATGGATGAGGTGCCGAGCCATGAATGACATGAATGAAGAGACGCGTGTGAGTGAGCGATGGGATGATGTTGCGGCGCGTCGGGTGCGGGGGGTGTTTGCGGCGATCGCTGCGGTGGGTTGCGCGCTGGTGTTGGTTGCGTGCCAGCCTCCGGGTGCGCCGAAGGTGACGCAGGTCTACGAGACGGACGAGTTCAAGAGCGCCATCAAGGTATTTGAATGGCCGGACAAGCCGACCCATGTGCTTGCGCTCGAGATCAAGGACCGCGGGGTGATTCGGATCGGGCTCTACGAGGAGTTTACTCCGATCACGGTGGCGCATTTTGTGGAGTGCGCGAACAGGGGTGTTTACAACGACACGCTCTTTCATCGGGTGATCAAGGACTTCATGATTCAGGGCGGGGACCCGGTGACTCGGAGGCGGGGGCCGGATACGACGCGTGGGCATTGGGGGGATCTTTCGGTGGCGGATGAGTTTGTGCCGATTCATTTGGATCGCGGGGTGGTGGCAATGGCGAACCGCGGGCGGGCGGGATCGGCGGCGAGTCAGTTTTTTATTGTGCTGAGTGATCAGCGGGAGTTGGATGGCAGGTATACGATTTTTGGGAGAGTGCTTTCGGGGATGGATGTGGTGAATGCGATTGCGATAGCGGTGATTAGCGGCATTTTGCGTTACGAGAAAATGCTGTGTTTGTGCCTGGTTGGCACGCTGGCGTTTTCGACGTTGGCACCTTCGCCAGCGTATGCAGCGGATTTATTGGAGCAGGATCCTTCATCTATTGAGCAACCATTTGCCCGTTATCGGGTTCGTGGTCAGGGCCGGTTAAAAGTTCGGGTTCGGGATGGTCGTGGGGGTGAGATTTGAGCCGGTACCAGTTGTGGAAAGATTCGCTTGATTCATGCATTGAATTGTTTTTGTCATTACTGACGGTTTGGTCGGTGTTAATGGTGCTGTTGCTGACGTTCATTTTCCATTTGGTGATTTGGCTGGTGTGTTTGCCGGTTGAGTTGTTAGTGATGTGTTGGAGGGTTTGCCGTGGGTGATAAGAGTTTATCGATTCAGATCGGCGGCGGCCACTACAAGAAACTGGTTATTCAGCCAGTTGAATACATTCACGCGAATCAAATTCCGTTTATTGAAGGCAACGTTATCAAGTATGTAACACGTTGGCGCGATAAGGGCGGCATAGCGGATTTAGAGAAGGCAAAGCATTTTATTGATCTCCTGCTTGAGCTTGAAATGCGGGCCAAATTACCAAGCGCGGAGACTGATTAATGTCGCGCAATATGAGTACACGAACGGCTCGCGATAAGGGGCATTGGGCTGATACTGCACGTCACGAATCACCCGGGTTAATCGTTCGTCAGATATGCCCTATTTGCTTGAAGAAAAAGCATTCCAGTACACCACATCCTAAGTGTTCGCGTGAAATGCAGCGGCGTTATTTGGCTGAGCGGGAATCTAGCCAATGAGAACCACCATTTACATTGAAACGCCTTATTGGCGCGAGTTAATCATTAAATGGGCGCTCAGGGCGAAGACAAAAAGCCAAGTTGAAAAAGTGGTTCTTGTCGCATTAGCAAATAACTGCTTTCAAGATGGGAATATCTCTTTTGTATCCGAGGATATATACAAGCAAACAGGCTTAACTGAATGGGCCTTTTTTAAAGTTATCACGCTACTTATAGTCGACGGCCACATTAAGGCTCACCCTCAATACCCATCTAAAGAGCTGTTTTTTCTTAACCTTCCCGAACAGGTTAAAAGGTTTGCGAAAAGTGGCTAGAGTCTCATTTAATGATGCCGAGCTTAATGCTCTCAAGGGGTTGCCGTTGGCGGCGCGGGTTGTCTATATGGAGGGCATCAGGCCATTCATGGACTATGTGACGGGCATCGTTGGCGCCCGTGATTCTCGCTCTAAGCGAATCAGTCATCAGTCCTTGTCTGAGGTGCTTTACGTTGAGCCAAAGCCAAACCGGAAAGACAGTGGTTCACCGACTCGTAAACAGGTCCGTCAGGCTGTTAATCAACTTGTCGATGCTGGTGTTGTGACGGTTCATAGCACACACGGAACTGGCAATAATCATTTAATTTTAAAGTGTGTTTTAGCGGATACGGATGAGTCCGTCCAAAATAAATTGGGCATTGATTGGGCAAAGGAATCGGTCATTGATGGGGCAGAGGAGTTGGGCAGAGGGCAAGAAAGCCATAAACCCAATCACAACAATGATTTAAGTGGTTCAGATAAGCCCGAATTAGGCAAAGGCGATAAGCCCGAATTGGGCAAAGGCGATAAGCCCGAATTGGGCACACCACCGGATACCGTTCTTAAAGACAGTACTACTCACGCGCCCGCGCGCAAGGCCGGGCTGATTCCCGAGGATTTTCATATTGACACTGCTGTGCAATTGCGATTGCAGACAGGCGGCGTGCGCCTGATGGTGGCTGAGTATTTCATTCAAGAGTTTAAAGCCGAGGCTGAATCACGTGGTTCGGTTTCGTTTAATTGGCCAGCTGAGCTGGTGAAGTATTGCAAACGATGGGAGTGGCGCTATGACAAAGAGCAACCAAATGCAACCGGTGTCAGCGGTAATAAATCAAATTCCTCAAGTCGGGCAAGTAGAGTCCATCAGTCACTCAAGGATGAATACGCCAGAGCCATTGCTGAAGAGCAGGGTAATCAGACTGTTCAACCGGTTTCAGGTGAGGTTCGGTCACAAGTGGTTGTCCCTTATCGAAGACGCGGAACTGAGACTTCTGGCGATAGCTGATTGGCAGGAGCAGTTAGCTGGATTGTCTGATCAGCAAATCGCAGATGGTTTAAAAGCGCTTAAAACTGATTGGCCACCATCAGCGCATGAGTTTCGCAGACTCTGCGAGGGTAAGCAGGAAAAAGAACATTGGCAGCACAATACGGCTGCATACCGACTAAAAAGCGGTGTCCAGATGCTGGAAAAGAAAGCGGATAAGGATAAAGCACGTTCTGCACTCAGCAAGGCGAGACAGATGATGCAGTCCACTGATCCACGAGAAAAGGCACGTATTGAGGCAGATGCAAAGAAATTGTTGTTTGGGGGTGAGCAATGAAAAAATCAGGGCGTGAGCAGATGTTAAGCATGGCGCGAGTGGGTCAGGAGAAGGTGGATAAGTCTATCCGTCCACCAGTTGGCTACAAGGTGATTGATCAGGTGTTTAAATTGTTTCTCGATGCCTACAAGGATGAGTTCCGGCGCCGGGTCGGCACTCAGGAAGGGTGCAATAGCTTGGCGGGTGAGTGGTTTTATTCACTGAAATATTACGGTGATGATTTGGTTTTGAAAGCTGCTAGGCATTGCATTGAGAATAATGCGGTACCGCCTTACTTGTCTGCTTTCCTTGCGGTATGCGATTCACTCAAAGCTGAAATGAAAACGGTACCACGTAATCATGATGTCGGTCGGGCCAAGTTGGCTGATATTCGCAAGATGGTTGGGCTGAATGGGCAGGAGGGGTCGCACTGATGTCCTTATACTCACCCGGTAGAAATGATGTTTACACCAATCCAGCAGAGGATGAGTATGCTCACCAGTGTTTAAAATTATGGGGGTTAAAAGACAGGGCTTATGGGCCGAGAGCCTATCCAAATCATTCAGCGTTTGTTCCTGTGGCACATGGCATGAGTGTGGAGTGGGATGATAAGACAGTGGAGCTTGTTGGTGCCGTGGTGTCGAATCTTCATCCTGAGCATAGGGATTTGGTTAGGGCGTTTTATGTTCCGCGAGCGGATGGAAAACAGTGCAATGTGAGCGCTGTTTGCAAACAATTTGGCATTCATCGGCAAAAATTATTTGAAGCGTGTGATCGCTGTATTGGCAGGGTTGTGCAGGCGATTTACCAGCATCAAAATCAGGTGATTTAAAAAAATAGTTTACAAATGTGCGCAAATTAGTCTAGTCTCTGCCCATATCGTGCCGAAAGGTGCATCACAAACAAGCAAGCCCCGACAGTCTCACCAGACTCTCGGGGCTTTTTTATGGGCATGAAGATGGTTGATGATAGACGTGATGAGGATCACTGGCGCATTGATAAACGAATAAACATTTCCATGGTGGCAAGTGTCCTAGCCTTTCTTGCTGGTCTCGTTTGGTGGGGGGCAAATGTGGAGACACGTTTTGTCACCGTCGCATCAGACAGGGTGAATGATCAGCAAAAGATTGATCTTCAAATGCAGATGGTTAATCAACAGATAATGTCTATCACCAAACAGCAAGAAATTCAGTTTGAAATACTCAACAGATCTTTTACTGAGGTAAAGGGTACCGTCAATAATCTGAATGAAAAGATTGATAAAGTCATACAGCGTCGCTAATGCCTACATCACCACCGATTCATCGGCCTAAAGGCTACAAGCCAAAAGAGAAATGGCAGCGCACAAACAGAACAGCAGGTAAGACCACCACCGAGCGTGGCTACGGATGGGAATGGCAACAGACCCGCGAGCGAATCATCAAGCGTGACTTTGGACTGTGCCAGCCATGCAAAGCGAAAGGCTTCACCACTGCATTCAAAGACATTGATCACATAGTTAGTAAAGCTAATGGCGGCACAGATGCAGATAGTAATCTGCAATGCATCTGCGATGCGTGCCACAAAGAGAAAACCGCCCAGGAGAAGCGGCAGGGGTAGGGGGTATCAAAAGTCTACAGCCTCCCGCGTCCTGACCGACACCCTAACTTTGTTTGTGCGGCTGAGTAATTAAATTGAAAAAGCCCATTGCTAGTAGCTTCATTCTGGGTAAATCTACGGAATTTTACGGAGTAAATCATTCAGATTTCAAAATCTGAAAAGGTACTGTTATGGCCAGAGGAGTAAAACCTAATCTCGACAACGTGAAAGCGTTGCCAATGCACGACGAACCACAAGCAATTCACATTGCAAAAGCCGAAGCGCTGAGACCTGGTGATCTGCTAACTGATGATGAGTTGAAAGTGTGGGATCGTATCGCACCACATCTGGCAATGCTTGGGCGTCTGAAACCTCATTATCTCGATGCGGTTTGTGAATATTGCAGAGTGGTTCGCCGACTCGCCGACGCTAGAAAGTACCTCGACGAAGAAGAATGGATTTATGTGACTGTTGGCCGCAACGGTAAGCAGTTTAAATCACGCCCAGAGGTCGCCCAGTTGAACGACGACTGGCGCAAATGGCGCTCGCTTGTTGGTGAATTTGGCCTTGCACCAGCTGCTGAACGTGGCATGAGTGCCGGGCAAGGTGATTTGTTTGACGACTTCGACAACTTCTGACCCGTTAGAGCTTGCGGCATCCTACTCGCGCGACGTTCTGAATGGCAAGATAACTGTCGGGAAGCTCACCAGATTGGCCGTCGAACGCCATGACCGAGACTTAAAAGAGGCTGCTAATCGCGGCCTTTTTTTTTGCGAAGAAAGCGCCCGCAGAGGGTTAAAAGTTTTCAGTTATCTAAAACATTCAAAAGGTGAATGGGCAGGGCAAACCGTTGTATTGGAACCGTGGCAGGCATGGAACATTGCATGCGTGCTTGGTTGGAAACATGAAGACACCGGCAAGCGACGATTCAGAACTGTTTATGAGGAAGTTGCACGAAAGAATGGCAAAACAACAAAGCTAGCCGGTATCGGCATCATCGGTCTTTGTAAAGATGATGAGGGTGGCCCAGAGATATACGCAGCGGCCACCAAGCGAGAACAAAGCAGATTATTGTTTGATGAAGTCTGCCGGATGATTAAGCAGTCGCCACCACTACGGCGACGCCTCGACGTTCAGCAGCACAGAATCACGAACCCGGCGAACTTCGGAAAGTTTGAGCCACTGTCTGCTGATGGCAGCACAATGGATGGACTCAACCCGCACATGCCCTTAGTTGATGAGTTGCACGCCCATAAAACCTCAGAGGTTTGGGACGTGCTTCGGTCTGCATTAGGTGCCAGGTCGCAGCCATTAATGTGGACCATCACCACGGCAGGGTTTAACAAAAACGGTATCTGCTACGAGATACGTGATTACTCAATAAAAGTACTGTCAGGCGTCATTGATGATGATGCTTTTTTTGCGAACATTTACACAGTTGATGAGGGTGATGATTGGCAGGATGAGAAAGTCTGGATCAAAGCGAACCCAAATCTAGGTGTCTCAGTAAGTCTCGATTATCTCAGAGAGATGGCAAGGCAAGCGGCGTTAATGCCGCAAGCCAAAGTTAATTTTTTAACCAAGCATTTAAACGTATGGGTTTCTGGTGATTCGCTATGGTGCAACATCGAGCGATGGAAAGAATGTGCAGCCGACTATGATTTGCAATCACTCAAGTCAGCCGTTCGTGTCTATCTCGGTATCGATCTCTCAACCGTATCTGACTTGACCAGCATCGGTGGTGTTGCCATATTTGAAGATGGCAGCTGGCGCGTATTTGGTAAGAGCTATTTACCAGAGGAAGCCGTCAACAACAGCATGCGTAAAACAACATTACCGTTCAGAGAGTGGGAAGAAAAGGGCTGGTTAACACTCACGCCCGGTAACGTAGTCGATTACGCATGGATTGAAAAGGATGTTGAAGATCTCATGGAGATCCTGAACGTCATTGATATCGGTTTTGATAGATGGAACAGCTCGCAACTGGTCAACAATCTGATGGAAAAAGGCGCGCCAATGGTGGCTTTTGGTCAGGGTTACGCCAGCATGAATGCACCAATGAAAGAGCTAGAGCGGCGCTACTTATCCAAACAAATTGAGCATAACGACAACCCAGTTTTGACTTGGGCTATGAGCAACCTGGTTGCTGAGCAGGACCCGGCTGGAAACATCAAACCAGCAAAGAACAAATCAACCGAAAAAATCGACCCGGCAGTCTCCGTGATTATGGCGATTGGTCGTGCGATGGCCGTTGAAGAAGAACCCGAACCCACACCAGAGCTGTATATTTTATGATGGAATTTTTCAACAGAAAACGCAGCGCTGAACCGGTGCGACGCATCGAGCCAGTGCTGGGTGCGGTCAAGGTGAATAATTCAGCCAGTATGACCGGTGACATTAATGCTGATGAGTTTGGCCAGTTTATCCGTGGCGGCATGGCGTCCGGTACCGGCATGGTGGTGAATGAAAAAACTGCCATGAAAGTCAGTGCGGTTTACTCATGCGTGTCATTGATTGGTGGTTCTGTTGCTTCTTTGCCGCTGCCCGTTTTCAAGGATAACGACAAGGGCCGTGAACGAGATAACAAGCATCAAATGCAAGCGCTGTTAAACCGTCGCCCAAATCCAAACTATTCAGCTGCTGTTTTTTGGGAATCAATCATCGGTTCACTATTGCTGAATGGTGATGGCTTCGCTCGCATCATTCGCCCAGGCAGGATGAGTGCAAAAATTATTGGACTGGACTGGTACCCATCAAAAGAGGTTGAGGTCAAGGATGATAATGGCCAAATCATATACATCCTAAAGCGCAACGGTAGAACCGAGGCGGTGCTTCCAGACGATATGATTCACATACCTGGTCCCGGCTTCGATGGTCTGCGCGGCATGAGTCAGATTAAGTTTGTGCTCTCCAATGCAGCAGGCGTTGCATTAGCTGCAGATGAATACAGTGCGTCATTTTTCAAAAATGGTGCCCGCCCAGATTTTGCCATCGAGGTGCCAGGCAACCCCGGAAAAGAGCAGCGTGATTTGTTCCGTCAGGAGTGGTCAGAGCGTTACTCCGGCATGGGCAATAACCACCTTCCAGCCATCTTGGCGGGCGGTGCCAAGGTGCATGAAGTCACCATGAACGCCGAAGACGCACAATTAATCACCACAAGACAATTCCAGGTTGAAGATATCGCCCGGATCTTTGGTGTGCCACCACACATGATTGGCCACACATCAAAAGCAAGCAGCTTTGGCACCGGCATAGAGCAAATGTCTATCGGTTATGTGAAATACACACTCAATCGCCACCTGGTGAAGATAGAGCAAGAGCTCAACACAAAGTGCTTCACTGGCGATAAACAGCATTTTGTCGAGTTCAACACGGCTGGTTTGGAGCGTGGCGATTACAAAACGCGCATGGAAGGTTATCGAATAGCAGTAGGTAGAGCGGGTGAGCCCGGATGGATGCTCCCAGAAGAAATTAGAAGGCTTGAAAATCTATCACCAGAAGGTGACGACAAACTTAATACGGGGATGACCAATGAATCCACTGCTCAAACTACTGGCGCTGAATAAAGGTAAGGGTCAGCCGATTCGTGCCGAAAGCGGTAACGATGAAGATACTATTTATATCTATGACGTGATCACATCAGATGATTTCTGGGGTGGCGTGGATGGTGAAAGCTTTGTTCGTCTGCTAAATAGTAAAACAGCACCAGTCATTCATTTACGGATAAATAGTCCGGGCGGTGATGTATTTGCTGCACGTTCAATGGTTCAAGCTATCCGAGAGCACAAAAGCAAAATCATTGCCCATATAGATGGTATGGCAGCTAGTGCAGCAACCGATATTGTTATGGCGGCAGATGAGTCATACATCACTGATGGCGGCATGTTCATGATCCATAATGCATGGACGATTGCGGTTGGTAATAAAGATGACTTTATTAAAACTGCAGATTTGCTTGAACGTGTCGATCAAGTCATCGCCCAGAATTACATTGATAAGTCTGGTCAGGAGCCAGAACAGATCAAAAAATGGATGGATGAAGAAACTTACTTTTTCGGGCAAGAAGCCGTTGACGCTGGGTTTGTTAATGGCATAGCAGCAGCCAAACCTAAAAATCAAATTAAGTGGGATATTTCTGCGTATAAAAATGCACCCCCGCCAAAACAAGAAAATCCCGAACCTGATCCTGAGCCGAAACCTGATCCAGCGCCAGAACCGGATCCAACTCCCAAACCCGAGCCACAAGCACCCGACTTATCAGCTCACTACAGACAACTTGAAGTTGTGCAACTGACCGCGTAGTCACGCTACGTTTTCACCCTTAAGCCCGCTCATGCGGGTTTTTTTATGCCATGAGGAAATACCATGAAAGAACTGCAAAACCTGCGTGAGCGTCGCAGTGCCATCGCTCAAAATATGAAACAACTGCTTGATGACAACAAAGATAAGCAATGGGAAAACAGTCATCAGGAAAAATACGACGCCATGCTGGCAGACGTGGATGCTGTTGATCGTGACATTAAAAACGTTCAAGCCTATCTCGATAAAATCGCCGATGAGCACGTTGATAATACCCAGCAAGAAAACTTCAACGGCAAAAATAAAGATTCTAAATCACGTGAGCTGTATGCCAAATTCTTGCGTGGTGGTGATAAGGCGATGACCGCCGAAGATTGGGCGCAGATCCGTAACACGATGAGCACCACAACTGCCGATGAGGGCGGCTACACCGTTCAAACTGAAATCGCGGAAACACTGATTGAATCGCTGAAATCGTTTGGCGGTATGCGTGAAGTGGCGGAGGTGATCACCACGCTACAAGGTAACCCGATGTCATTTCCAACGACTAACGGCACAGCTGAGAAGGGTGAAATTATCCCTGAAAACACCACAGCGACCGGAGCAGATCCTGACTTTGGCACCATCGGTCTGAATGTTTACAAGTTCAGCTCCAAAGTGGTTGCAGTTCCATTTGAATTATTACAAGACAGCGTGATCGATATCGAATCGTTTGTGAATCGCCGCCTGATTGAACGGCTGGGTCGCATCACAAATGAAATGTTTACTGTTGGTACCGGCACATCACAACCACGCGGTGCGGTTACTGGATCGACTGCAGGTAAGGTCGGCGCTAGCGGTCAAACAACAAACATTATCTTTGATGACCTGGTCGACCTGATTCACTCATTAGACCCAGCTTATCGTGCGATGGGTGCGGGCTTCATGATGAATGATGCATCACTGAAAGTTATCCGCAAAATGAAAGACAGCCAAAACCGTCCGATCTTCTTGCCTGGCTATGACGGTTTAGCCGGGCCAATGGCTGACAGCGTTCTGGGTTATGGCGTCACTATCAACCAAGATGTGGCAACAATGGCCGCAAGCGCTAAATCAATCCTGTTCGGTGACTTCAAAAAATACATCATCCGCGATGCGATGCAAGCCACGTTATTCCGTTTTGATGATTCTGCTTACGTTAAGCTGGGTCAAATCGGCTTCCTGATGTGGATGCGTAGTGGTGGTAACTTGACCGACGCTCAAGCCATCAAACACTACCAAAACGCAGCCAGCTAATTCACTGCTGGTTTTCATTCCTAAGCGGGGCATTAGCCCCGTTTATATGAGGAAAAGATATGTCTAAATTATTACTTGCCCGCGTGCTGGTTGATGCCTTGATAGGCGACAAGCCATGCCGCTGTAATGAGCTAGTTGAGCATGAAGA